TCTTTATTATAGAACGGACGAATGTCAAATCCCTTGTACCAATCAGCCCCACACGACTCACGGAAAGGACCTGCAGTAAACGACTTAGAGATATTAACCTCAAAACCGCTTAACAACAAGACCCACTGCAAGAGTGTTGAGACTTCTGCCGGGACGACTAAATCGTCTCCGTAGACTGCTACTTCATGGTTACCTATTCCTAGGTAATCACAGCAGGCTAGTGCGAACGAGAAGAATAACAAGCTCTCGAGTTCAAAAGTATAGGCATTGCCCATACTCGAAAACTTTTCAAGCTCTACTTCTTTTCCGCGATACAGAACACGACCGGTTCGCCCAAACTCCAGGAGCTCTGCCCAATCAAATGGCAGAAGATCCCAGACAAGGGCAGTCGAAACTGTGTCCGACGCCGATGCTAAATCAAAAGTCACAAACTCGCCGGTAATACTACCCCGGCGAGCGAGATTCTGATTTCGTGACTGGTCACTAAGATCGCAACCCGCCCTTTTAAGGCGGGACTTGAGCCAAGACCCAATCCCCTTCTGAAAGAAGGAGTTCAGGACCGGTTCAACCACAATAGAACGATCTGTGGATGCGTCTTTAGGTACGAATTGAAGCTTCCCTGCCACGGCGGTTACAGAAGGAAAGTAACTTTCATCACTCTCCTCCTTAGAATGTAACGCAGCCACGTGGGGGATCTCAGCCATGAGATCACCCACAACAGGGAGCAATTCCGTACTACACTCCAGACTAGCACTTAACTTTGTGCGAGCACAAGCAAGTGCCGACTTAACGCTGGTATTTGCTCCGGGTCCGTAAGAGAATTCCAACTCAGCAAGCGACGGCACATCTCCGAGGATAGACTCGATTTTACGCGAAGCCAGGTTGAATACCTGACTCACGTCAGAGCGAAAGCTCTGAGCGAAGCCTGTCCTCCAAAGATGATTCGTCATCTTGCACCTCTCCTCGGAGGCAACAAACTTATCCCACGCCACTAACTCTCTATCTATACCTAAATCCAAATCCGCAAATTTCTTATAGAAACCCTGGATCTGGCGGGCATAAACAAAGTCATTAACAGAGTGAGACGCCTCATAGTCAAATTTAAATTCGACTATTGAGCGATAGTCAGCCTCCTCAACAAGCTTATAAAGCTGTTGACTCAACTGACCACCAAGCTGTGCTGCAACCCCGGATAGCCCCTTCAAGATCCGTAATGAATCCTGGAGACTCTCCTTCTGCGTCCACATATTCAAGCTCCTTATACTTAAATCTAGTGCATATAGCACCAGGTGGATCTAACTAGGAAACTCCTAGTTAGGTTGGACGAGGCTTTTGAAGAATGTGACAAGTGGAGCCGTTGATGCAGCCCAATTGCCAGTGACGGCGGAATTCACCAATGTACCGGTGTCAACCGTAGACGTCGCACCCTGCAAAAGACCTACTGCCATTCGGAACGCATTAATGCGATCCGTTTGGGTGCTGCGACGATCTACGAACATCGTAAAGATGGCCGTAGTAACGTACGCAACCTTCGGTGGGGCAACATAGCCTACCGAAGTTCCCGCAGAACCGAGAGTCTCCATTACGGGGACTTCCAGCTTTAGGGTGACCTTCGAACCACCGTCCTTCGTTTTCGCTATGGAGCAAGTCAAACGCGCCGCACCTTCGAGTGGTGCAGTAGCAGTGATCTCACGCCAGAACGGAACCGGATTATCGGTGATCGGTTCGAAAGTCTTAGCGACAGCCGCATCGTCTTTGACGATGAGATTAGTCATAGCACCCATTAGGGTCCTCACTTCTAAAGGAGTTCACACGAGGCAGGATTGCCTCATATGTTTCCCCAAATCAATGGGGAAGACCAGGTTTAGAACCACTACCTGACCCGCTACCACCAGCAACCTGGGCAAAGAGAGCAAATGCATTAAGCATATGCCCCCACGATAAAGCCTTACTCAGAGATTTCCACTGAGGAGACTTTACCGGCAAAATTAAGCTAGTACCGCGCTGATACGTAAAAATATGTACCCGCCCGGTGCCGCCTACTGCCCACCATACCGACCCATTACCCACACCCTGATAAATCACTTCAGACGAAAAACTCGTCAAAAAGCGACCACGCAGAGCGGGGATAATGTCCAAATTGTTCAGATATGTACCGATTGGAATAAACCAATCGGCCACAAATGACCAAGGTAGCTTCTCCCAAAGAACCGCAGCCGGGTTGGTTAAACCAAGCGAACGGGGAAGAGAGAGATGCTCCTTCATCTCGTATAGAATCTTCTTTCGAAGTTCACACGGGACTGAAGGTGGATCCAGGCGTAAGTTATTGTGATACCAATCCTTCTTAATCGAACGGGTTGATATGACTCTATCCTTACGCTCGGAGGTAAGTGTCTCATATGCTTTCCAAGCATTATAGACATCCTCTATGAGCGGTGCTATGCCATAGCGGTATTGCAACACTCGACCGCCAACGCCTCTTCCGAGGCCTTTAACAGTTGTGGAAATGTTGCGCTGGTTGTAATCATTAAGTGCACGAAACGCTCCAACGTAATTACCGTTTTTCACGTTCCGGCAAATCGTGATTAAACTCTTCACCACATTCACCGTTGTTTCAATTGCCTCTTGTCCCTCAGCAACAAAAATTGCCAAGTTAAACTCGTGGCCCTTGACTTTATCGACGAATTTCGACTGAAGACGAAAATCTTCTTCAGCAGTCCATAGCCCTCGCGGGTCAGGACTGTTATGGAGGGTGGTATAAGTACCATCTATCATTGGAGTTATATACTGCTCCAACGACACCCGATCATATGGGTTCCATTTCGATTGTGGATAACCGTTGGGCCCCGACTCCCACCTACCATTACTACCAGAAGAACTCCGGTTGTAATAATACGGCGTATTGGGGGCACCTCGGATTACGAGCTTGGTAGTCATATGCAGCCCTCCTTCTTACGAAGGGGGACTGCGACGTGACCGCCCTGTAAAGGGCGGAGAGAGCTAGCGAAGCTCTCACCGCGAGTCTCAACGGGT